TGCCAGCAGCGATGCGCTCGCGCTTGGCGTTGATGTTGGCGTACAGGCCTGCAGGCTTCTTCACTTCTTGCCCTTCGGTGCAGGGCCTGGGCCTTTGCTTGGCTTGCCGGCCTTCATGGCCGCCGTGCGAGCCGTGTTCAGCGCGATGGCCACGGCCTGCTTCTGCGGCTTGCCGGAGCTCATCTCCTTGGAGACGTTGGCACTGATCGACTTCTGCGAGTAACCCTTTTTCATCGGCATCTCAGTCTCCAGATGTGAAAACGCGGGCGGCGGCCGGGAGCCCCCAACCCATACCGCCCGCGTTTAACTCGCGCCTATCAACGCTGCTGGTGAGCGCCGACCCAGTCCACCGTCATCGACCGCGCCACCGCCGTGCCGTTCTGCACCAGCAGGGACAGGCGCAGTTCGCCGGTCGGCAGGTTGGCCAGCGAGGTCGCCTCACCGATGATCTGGCGGTTCTGGGTGTAGAACAGCTTCGCGCCATCGTAGTAGAAGCCGACGTTCACGTAGGTGTCGTTGGCCATCACGATGCCGGTCGTCACCACCGTCTCGGTCGAAGACGCCTCGATGACGAGGTTCAGCGCGGTGGCGGTGGTCAGGCGGCGGAAGTACACGCCATCCGACACGCCACCCTCGGGGTCGGTGTCCGTGACGTACAGTCCGATCATGGTGTCGGCCAGCACGTTGTCCACCTTGAACCGAGCGTCGAACCACAGCGCCTTGCCACCCGTGAACTTGAAGCACTCGCCGTTGGTCTTGCCGAGCTGCAAGGCGTGCTTGTCGTTGTCGGCCGCCGCGTTGGTCAGCACCAGCGTGCCTCCCACTTCGTCGCCCGACAGGTCGGTGCCCGAGCCCGTCTCGGTGATCGTCCAGGTGTTGCTGTCGTACTCCACGAAGTCCGTGAAGTAGCCGAAGAACGACGGGGTGCCGATGGGCGCACCGAACACGACCGCGCCCATCGGGTTCGCGTCGACGTTGTAGAACACCTGATTCGGGCCGGCTTCGATCTTGATCACGCCGCCGCCCGTGAACGGCCCGAAGCTCTTCTCCTCGTCGGACACGGTGCCGAGCAAGGTGTACGAGTTCGGGTAGTTCGGGAAGCCAGCCTGCCGGTAGACAGACGCCGGATTGCCCGGACCCGTGGTGCGCACCGCAATTGCTTGGGTGGCAGTCAGCGAGACTTGAACCTCGCCGTAGGGGAAAACAATTTGCTGTGCCATTTCGGTTGCTCCTGGTGGCTCAGTTGAACATCAGCACGCCAGCCATTTCGGGCTGCTTGCACACCACACCGAAGAGGCAGTCCAATCGGTACTTGGTCTTCATGTTGTTGATGTCGTACTGCTTCGTCATGACCAGTTCGATACCCTGATCCGTGCTCGCGCGCATCACGGCCGCACCGGCATCTGTCGGCACCGCATAGCGACCCGGCAAAAGCTCGATGGCGTCCTTGTGCCAGAAACAGTTCAGGTACGAGGCCGTCGTGTTCAGGAACGTGATCGCGGCGGTTGCCGAGGTCGAAGTGATCCGGCAGTTCTGGTACTGCGCGGTCGAATCGACACCGGCCTGCGCCGGGATCAGCGGGGGGCTGATCACGAGCGTCGTGGCCGACGGCACGGCGATCACGCGGAAGGTCTTGGGCTGGCCCGTGTCTTCCTTGGTGATCATGTGCACGGCGTTGACGTTGGCAATCGTGAACGAGTCGCCCACCGCGATGCTCGTGGTCGAGTTGACCGTCACCGTCTGGAAGCGATTGTCCACGTTGCTCGTCTCGCCCGTGGCCGAGGTCGAGGTGGCCTTCGGGGTGTAGTAGTTCCCGCCCGCTGCCGTCGTGTTGATCTGGATGCCAGCACCCGCCGCAGCAGCCTTGCGCTGGGCGTAGTCCAGCTTGTACGTCTCGAACGAAGCGATCTGGCCCACGAACGCCCGACGCAGCGCGCTGTCGCTGATCTCGTTGCCGAACGAACGGGACGCCTTGCTCAGGTCGCTGGCCATGCCGTTGTAGTCGCGCGTCGAGAGCGCGAGATACCGGCTGTCCATCGGAACGCCCGTCTCGTTCATCACCGCTTCGACAAGCGCCACATCATCGAAGCCAGTGGCGGCCGAACGCTTGATCGCCAGCGTCCCCTGCTGGCCTGCGACGGTCAGCACGGCGACGTTGATGTCCGAGGCGAGTTTCTGCTTGGCGGCATCGCCAAGGCGACCCTCTTGCAGCGCATCACGCAGCTCGGTGGCCGACATGATCCACGGCACCGACTTCTGGTAGCCGATGGTCGCGGGAACGGTGAGCTGGGTGTAGTCGTCGAAGTTGCCCGTCATGTCCGTGCCGTTGTACGACACAGCGATGTAGGGCATCGGACGCCAGATGACGTTGTTGGTCCGCTCCATCATCGTCTGATCCGTGTTGTAGATCGAGACGTTGCGGGACAGTACGAGGGCGTCTTGGAAGCCTGCAAGCAGGTCTTCAAACGCGACGCGCTCTTCCTTTGAGAAGGCGTTGGCCATTGGTGGCTCCTGATTCGGAATGAGTGAACGATTGCGGCTACTGCCGCGCCTGCTTACTCACCCGGTCGGAGTCGGGCGGCCACTCGTGATCTGGTCGCTACTGCCACTTGAGGGCTGGCGAAACCCGGTGCGATTGGGCCGAATATAACACGGCCCGTGGGTTCGTCAAGCCCTCGCCTGCGCCTTCGCCGCCAACTGCCGTTTGTACGCCACGACCTTCGTCATGTCGCCCGTGCGGGACGCCTCCTCGCGCAGCCGCTCCAGCGTCGTATCTGACCCGCCACTGACGGGTGCGGTGCCGGCAGGCAGGCTGCGCTCGGGCGCGGGGGGCTTGGTGCGGGGGGTGACCTTCAATTGTGCCTCCAGTTTTGCAACGGCAAACGCGAACCGCACGGGGTCGGTGATCGCGGCGAGTTCCTTGGCGCGCTTGAGGTTCTTGCCCAGCGCGTAGACCACGAGCGCGGGGTTCTCCGCGCCCTGCAACACGACCCCCTGCTGCGTGACGTTCAGCGTCTCCATCACCGTGTGCTCGGCCTCGTCGTAGTCGCGCACCTTCAGGTCGGACTTGGCCTTGCCGTAACCGTCGAGCTTGGCCTGCCACGCCTTCTGCGCCTCCTCGGCCTGGCGCTGGGCCTCGCGCTCGGCCTTGTCGGCCGTGGCCTTCTGGGCGTACCACGACTCCAGCGCCGTCTCATATCGGTCGGTGTCGTAGTCGTGGTCTTCGAGCTTGGGCTTCGGGCCGACCGGCTTCGGGCCTGCCGGTGCTGCCTGCTCCTTCGCCTCGTACTCGCGCACCTTCTTCTGCAGTTCGCGGTGCTGCTTGCGCAGGTCGCGCACCCACTCGGGGGCGGCGCGTTCCTCGTCCTCGGCTGGCGGGGCGTCGTCTCCAATGCTGACCGTCACCTCGTCGGGTTCAGGTGCGGCGGCTGCAGGGGCATCAGCCTGGGGAGACGGGTCAGGCGTGTCTGGTGCGCCCTGAGCCGCCGCAACCTGTTCGCCCTCGTCCTCGGGCGTGTTGTCCTCGTTCCCGTCGTGCACCTCTTGCGTGCCATCGGGCTGCGTTACTTCGATCCTGATTCCCATCCGTCTTCCCTCTCGGCTGATGCGGTCAGCCGGCAACCGTTCGGCACCGTGCCGATTCAGAGTTCAGGTCGCGGCGGCGTGACGGGCGGCTGCTGTGCCGCCAGCGTGTCCATGACCGCGAGCGTGTCCTTGACTTGGGCGCTCTCGATCTTGGACAGCGTTTCCATCGTCTTGGCCTGCGTGAGTTCGCTCTCAGCGCCAGTCTTGACCACCTCTGCCCGAGCCTTGGCCGCCTTGGCCAGCGCCTCCTCGGCCGCAGCCTGGAGCAGCGTGTTGTTCGGGTCTTGCTGCTGCGCGGCGGCCTGCAGGCGCTCCATGTCCTTCTCTTCGGGCTCCAGCGCACCCATGTCCACCAGCTTGCGCCGGAAGTACTCGCGCGTCTGCTCCAGCCCCTCACCCTCCATGTTGAGGATGACCATCGCCTGCAGCACCGATTGCGTCTGCGGGTCTTGGGTGATGGCGATCAGGCCGGTCAGCGACTGCACGATGGACTCGCGCTGGCTGCGGAACGACGGCCCGATCTCGACGGCGAGGTCGAACTCGGCCTCGCTCAGATCGTTCTCGTACTCCAGTTCGCCCTCGTCGCTCACCATCGGCTTCATCAGTTCGATGGAGCCAACCTCGTTCTGCGACCCGAGGCCCTTCATCTTGCGCCCCGGCTCGACGTATGTCTCCTTGGCCATCGACAGCCACACCTCGCCGCAGCGGCGCTTGGCCTTGGCGTAGTTCGAGACGTAGATGAACGACTGCATGTCCAGCCGCTGCTGGACCATCTGCACGGCCTTGCCGCTGACGTTGGCGACGATCTTGTCGCCCTGCTCCTGGTTGCCCAAGACCTCCTTGATGTCCACGTCGGTGATCTGCAGCAGCGCGGCCATCGCGGGCGGCAGATTCGGGCTCTTGGTGTACGCCACCGGCCCCGCGACCTGCGTGGAGCCGTCCGGGCCGCTGATCGGGTTGATCAGCAGGTACGGGTAGTTGCGCAGGTTGTCGTCCTGCCACATCACCTGGTGGCCGGCGACCTGCTCGGGGGTCAGAATGGGCTTCTCGACGCTCGACAGAGCGGCGATCTCGGCCATCTTGGACAACTGCATGTTCTTGAGCCGCTGCGCGTCCTTGGCCAGGCGCACATGGCCGCAGCACCGCTCCACGTTGTCCACGAACCACCGCTTACCGTAGACCGGAATGATCGGGATGTGCTTGCCGACGATGTAGCCCGAGTCCTCCAGCACCTTCGCGCCGCTGAGGACGTACTTGTGCACCTTGCGCACCTTGATGCGCTTCTGACGCACCTCGACGCTGCCGATGGCGGTCAGTTCGGACAGCTTCTCGTCGTCGAGTTCGCTGTCCCGGTACCGCTCCTCCTCGCCGTCGAGGCTCCTGAAGACGCGCACGGTGTCGGGCACCATCTCGACGCAGTAGTATTCCGCGACGTACACCACGTCGGGCGTCAGCCAGTCGAACTCGTACTGGTGGATCTCCTTGGGCCACGTCGCCGGGTCGTCGCCGTACTCGGCCTTGTAGGCGTCGCGGGTCATGCTGGTCAGCACGAAGCACTTCGTCGCGTCGGCCTTGTCCTGGCGCTTGGCCTGGAGGTCGAAGAACACGCTGCTGTCCGCGTCGAAGATCGGCTCGATCCTGACGCGCTGCTTCTCGTCCTCGTCGTCCTCTTCGTTCTCGTAGACCGTGCGCAGCCGGAACGCGCCGAACCCGCCGCCCACCGCCTCCTCGAAGGCGTTGTCGTATGCCTCCTCGGCGTTGGAGTCCTGTTCGTCGGCCCGGAACAACTGGTCGCAGGCGTCGGCAAGGCTGTCGTACTCCTTGCCCTCCTTGGACACGAAGTCCACGGTGACGCGGTTCGACCGGTACTCGGAGAAAATGCGCTGGACGGCCAGCGCGATCTTGTTGACCTCCATCTTGGGCTTGTTCTCAAACTGCGCGCCCAACGGCCCTTCCCACTGGGCTCCGGCGATGCTGTAGAACCGGCGGTCCTGCAGGCACTGCAGCCGCTCGTCGCGCAAGGCCGACTGGATGTTGTCGAACTCGCGCATCGCCTCCTGGTGTACGTCGGCCAGTCGTTGCTGAGTGGTTGGTCGTGCCATGATGTGCCTCAGTGGCCGGCAGCGGACCAGTGGTGGCGGGTCGGCAGCGCGGAGAACTTGGAAACCGTGCCGAAGAAGGCGCTGCCAACGTCGCTGCTCACCGGGAACGCGAACGTCACGGCGATGGCGTCTGCGGCGTCAGGGGACGCCAGCCCACGGGCCTTCATGTCCTTCTTCGACTCCAGAAAGATCTTGCCCGACGAGTCGGGCTTGGTGCGCGGGCCGGTCAGGTCGTCCCGAAGCTGCTTGTCCTGTGGCAGGCTGGCGGTCTTGAGCCAGTCCTTGAGCGCGCCCCATAGCTCCGCGCGCCTGTTGCCCCACATGACGGGCTTCGTGGACTTCCAGCCGAAGTTCACGCCGCGCACCTTATACCGCTGTTCGGTCAGACGGTCAAGGATGCCGTAGCCCAGCCCACCCTCGTCGATCATCGTCAGCGCCGGCCGGAACTCCTCGATGGCCTGGATGACGTGCCCGACGACCGTCATGGTGTCGTCGCCCCGGTAGCGCCTCAAAGTGATGATATTGCGCCCCTGCCGCACGGCTATGACCGTGCTGTCCGCGCCCGAGCGCGCCGGGTCCACGCCGATGACGATGGGCGCGCTCTGGTCGCGCCACGGCTCTCTGGCCATCGCCTCGGCCACCAGGCTCTGGGGGATGAACTGGTCGTCGTCCGTTGTGGGAAACTGCCCGTAGACCTCGATCCTGGCCTGCGGGCTGTCCTCGCCGTACTCCGCGATGATCTGCTCGTAGACCGCCTTGTCGGTGTCCTCCACCGTGCGCGAGTCGATCTGCTGCGTCGTCCAGAAATCCCGCTTGGCGTGGAAGCATTCGTAGAAGTACCCCTGCGCCCGCCGCGGGTTGCTGAACGCCAGCCAGAAGCGGTTGGGCGTGTTCTCCGTCCAAAAGCCCTGGCTAACGTCCCATATCACGTCCGGTATGCCGCTGGCCTCGTCAAAGATCAGCAGCACGCCGTCTGCGTTGTGCAGGCCCGCGTAGGCGTCCGGGTTCTCTTCCGACCACAGCCGCCCCTCCGCGCCCCAGTACCGCGTGCCCTTGCGCAGATCGCGCTCCACGATTTCGCTCAACCACTTGGCCGGGGTGATCCGCGTGGCGCTTATCTCCCACCAGTGGCTGCTGATGAGCATCGCCAGCCACTTGGTGATTTCGGCCCAAGTGATCGAGCGTAGCTGCGCCTCGCTGTTGGCGCTGATTAGCACACTCGCGCCTATTCGCGTGGTGAGCATCCACAGCACCAGCCACGACACCAGCGCCGACTTGCCGATGCCCCGGCCCGAGGCGATGGCCATGCGCAGCACCTCATACGCAGCCGCGTAGTCGTTGCGCGCGATGTGGTCGCGGATGTCGCGCAGCACCTTGCGCTGCCAGGCGCGCGGGCCTTTGTACTTGGCCAGCGGCGTGCCGGCTTCCCCCCAAGGGAAGACGAACAGGACGAACTTCTCAGGATCGTTGGCTATCTCGGGCGACCAGAGCTTGGCCATCAGGCTCTGCTCTTGGGCTGCTGAGAAGCGTGGCTCTTGCATCCTGCGTCTCCAGTTCTATCACTTCACTCACGCGCCGTTGCGCCGCCTCCAGCGCCGCCGTGATGCTGATCTGCTGCGCCACGTCGATCTGCACCTGCTGCTTGGCCACCCAACCGTGGGCGTGCTTGAGGATTTCCAGCGCCGCCTTGGCGTCGCCCATCTCGGCCGCCTCGTGCAACTTCTTGGACAGGGCCATCTCGCCGTCCGCGCGCCCTTTCTGCTCGGCCAGGTCGGCAATCGGGTCCAGTTCGCGCAAACGCCGGTACTCGGCCGGCAGCAGCCCGCTTGCCAGCGCCAGTGCGTCCCCCTTGAGCCCTAGCCGCGCAGCGTCGTAGATGCGGTTCAGCACCGCCTCAGTCGCGCGCACATCTCGGGTCGTGAGCGGCAAGCTTTTGAACATGGCCGCGGAGTATACGGCAATGGAATGTCGTTTGCACTTGCAAAAAATATTTTTTGGTTGTGGCACCTCCGTTTTTGACACCTGCCCCAGCCGCGTCGATGGGTACCCCCCGCCCCCCACCCCCCGGCCCCGCCTGGGCGCCCGCCTGCAGCCCTGGCCCCCCGCCAGCTGCTAGGCAGCCTAGGCGCTCTAGGCTACCGGCTGGCAGCCGGTGGCCCCCATCTAGGCGCTCTAGGCTGTCTAGGCTATGCATACCGGGCCGGCAGGCCGGGTAGCATGGGGCTAGGCGCTCTAGGCTATCGGGCCGGGTACGCCTAGCCCGCATACTGGGGGCACCTGGCGCGGGTGTGGGGGGCTCGGGGCTGATAGGTCATATAGGCGCTTAGGCTATCGAAACAAAATCGCTCTACCCCTATTTGCTTATATAAGCCCCTACTTATATTTATCTATCAGTCAAAGGGTGATAGATAGACTACCTAAAGTACCTAACCCCCTCGGTCGGCCGCGACACGGGCGGCACCTAGCTGCGCGTCTAGCGTAGGTGCTAGAAAACCGGGCTAAGCCCTTACACTTCACTCGGGTACCGACAATGCTTTACAGTCCGGGCTCCCCTTAACTCTTTACTCTCGCAACGATATGAACACCGTAACCTATCGTACCGGCCGCGACTACGGCGCCGCTCAAGTCCTTGAGATCACGTTCGCGCCCACCGATGACGTCATGGCCGACGTGCCCGCGACGTTCGTTGACGCCGCGCGCGGTATCAGCGGCACCGTTACGGTGTTCGGGTTCGATGCCACGCCGAACACCATCGGCCCGGCCGTGCTCGCCGAATATGACGCCGGCCGGTACGTCACCCGCTAACCCTCAGCCCGCGCGCCCACGGGCGCGCATCATTGGAGACTGACAGCATGAACTACATCAAGACCCTCGAAAGCATCTGCGCCGATCGCGCCTCGCGCCTTGAGACTATCGCGCATGAAATCGAATGGTTGCGTCAACACTTGCTATCGACCAAGTTTCAAGGCTTGGACGTGGACGGCGCACGAAAGGATTGGATCGCTACGGCCGACGTGTTGCGCTGGATCGAAACCGTTCGCCAAGCCTGATCCACCCGCCTAGGCGCCCCGTGCGGGCGCCTATGGGGTGCACCAGCGCCAAGCCCACACTACATGGAGAGAGAACCATGACCCACTATTTCGTTGAGATTACCGACACTTTCGGCGGCGAGGCTAACTACTCATGGGTGACGCGGCACAAGGTGCGCGCGTCATCGCCGCGCGGCGCCCTCATTCGGATCAACCGGGAATCCGGCCTCGGGTTCCGTTCGGTCGGATGCGATCGCTACGATTCCCGCAGCGGCGCCACCTGCGCCTTTATCACCGAATGGGACGATGACGCGCACGGCGACGCTATGCACGTGCGCACCGATTTGGCCTAACCCCTTGGAGATTACGACCATGATTCAGATTACCCGCGCCCGTGACGTGCGCCGCGCCTTCCGCGCCTTCTGGCGTGCCCGCTGCGCAGCCGTGCCGGCGTACCGCACCGATAAGCCTGCCATGAGGCAAGCCTTCTCGGTTTTCATTGACGACCTGAACCGAGACGGTCGCATTAGCGATCGCCTCGCGTTTACCGTCACCCTCGAAGCCTAACCCGGAGATTACGCCATGCCCACTAAGAAAGAAGCCGCGCGCCTCACGGCGCAGGAAAACGCCCTTTGCACCCTCGGATTCACGCCCGACGAATCCGAGCGCCTGCGGCGCATCAGCCTCACCTTGCGCCGTTGGCACGAGCTGGAATGCGGCATCGATGGCGGATGCATCGAGCGCGACGATGCCACCGGGCGCCCGTACTGGCGCGCGGATAGCGGGCGCCGCTGGCCCGTGTCCGACCGGGAGACGGGCGCGCTTCTGCGCTTGCAAGCCATCATCGGCGCGCGCAACGCGCGCATGCCCGATCCCGTCTGGAGCTACATCCAGCCCGATCCGCGCGGCGCCGCGCTCTACATCCTGCGCCCTGGTGACGTGCCGGCCGGCGCCAGCGCCGACAGCTACTACACCCGGGGGCTCTGTGTCTACTAAGCCCCATAAGGGCCCCGTGTGGCCCTTCCCGCCCGTGCCCTTGCACTACCCCTGCCTTCCCCCACTCGCGCGCCCCGTGCGCGCGCCACGTCCACCCCTGCCGGCCGAGCCGGCGCCTTACTGAGAGGATGACAATGCTTTTCCACCTTCGCCCCCAATTGCGCGCGCTGCGCGCCTCCCTGCCCGCCGAAACGCTCGCCACAAAGCGCGCGTGCGACTGGTCCCGCGTGCGCATCGCCCTCCGCGAGGCCGCGCGCGCTCAAAACCGCGTGAGGGTCTACGCTGCGGCCGGGTTCGTGCCGAACTCGTACCGATACACCTGCAAAATCCAGTACATCGAGGCGCGCATCACCGACGGCCGCGTCGCCAGCATCGGCGCCGGCTGGTGCGGCGCCCAGCGTAGCGGCGGCCGCGGTGCCCTTGTCGTTGTTCAATAGGAGATGACAGCCATGCCTTACTTCGACCGATTCGACATCGCTGAGGCCTACTATCTGGCCCTGAGCCATTGCCACGGGGGTCAATGGTCCCGAGAGTATGCGCGCTTGTGCAAGCTCGCGCGCAGCTTCCGCCCGCGCCCGTCCCTGAGCGTCGAAACCCTGAGCGAAAACGCCCGCGAAATCTACGATGCAGCATGCGCCCGCATGCTCAAGGGAGCCTGAGCCATGCACACAATCGAAACCCGCTACCCCGACGGAACCCGCGCCCGATATACCCTCGCGCCAGGCTCTAGCGTGCCGCTGCAGCTAGCAGCGCTCAAGCCCCTGCGCACGCGCTGGGCGCGCAGTGAGAAACGCCTATTCCCGAAATGGGACCCGGCCATGTCAACAGCCGACTATGTGCGCCAGTATTTCGAGCTCAACAGCCAGCAGCGCAAGCTGCCCGCGTATCCGTCACACGTCGACCACCTCGCGCTGTACGCGCCCCTGCCCGACCGCCCCGCGCCCTTCTATACGGGCGTCGATAGCGTGGAGGTGGACGAATGAGCCGCCCCCGCACCACATGGCCCGACGTGGCCCTCGCATGCGCCATCGGCACGGCGCTGGCGCTCGTGCTTTTCTACCATCTTGGAGCCTGACATGCAGCATTCTGACTTCCCGACAATCGACGTTCCAGACGACATCCTCGCGCACGGGTTCGGCACTGATGACGTGTACCGGCACGATGTCTGTCCGCGTCTGACGCGCGACGGGCTATCGCTTTGGGTTGACCATGCCGACCCCGCGCAGCGCGAGGGCGACGGCGCGCGCTTCACGCTTCACCCGCACGACGACGATATGCAGTGCTCGGGCGAGACTGTCGAATTTGAAACCCTGCCCGAGCTGCTGGCGCATCTTGAGGGCTTGGACGTGCCTTCGGATACCACCCGCGCCTTTGGCCCCGGCCGCGCGGCCCCGGCATGGTGGCGCGCATGAGGGTACTAATCGCCTGCGAGTACAGCGGCGCCGTGCGGGATGCCTTCATCGCACAGGGGCACGATGCCCTATCGTGCGACTTGCTCCCGACCGACGCGCCGGGGCCGCACTATCAGGGGGACGTGCGGGACGTGCTTGAGATGGGATGGGATTTGATGATCGCGCACCCGCCGTGCAAGTATCTCAGCGTGAGCGGCATGCACTGGACCCGGCGCGGGTTGCGCGATCCGCAACTGACTGAGGATGCGCTGGATTTTGTGCGCCTGCTGCTGGCCGCGCCGATCCCGCGCATCGCGCTGGAAAATCCCGTGAGCATCATCTCGTCGCGCATCCGCAAGCCCGACCAGATAATCAGCCCACATCAGTTCGGGCATGACGCCAGCAAGAAAACCTGCCTATGGCTGAAGGGGCTCCCGCCCCTGCGCCCGACGCAACTGGTGCCGCCGCGCATCGTCAACGGGCGCCAGCGATGGGGGAATCAGACTGACAGCGGTCAGAACCGCTTGAGCCCCAGCCCCGACAGGTGGAAGCTGCGCAGCGAAACCTACAGCGGCATCGCCGCCGCTATGGCCGACCAGTGGGGCAGCCTATGATCTGGGCACTTCTCGCGGCCCTTGTCGCCGCTTGCATCCTCATCGCACTCGACTTATAATCCCCGCGTTGTCATCTCCTCCAACGCCGCGCCCTGCGCGGCTTAGGCCCGCCAGCCACAAGCCGGCGGGCCTTCTTTTTGGCCCCTAGCCCTTGACGCGCGCAATAATCTCCGCGCTACTGGGCGAAGGAAGCTCTAGCAGCCGGCGCGCGTCGCTCTTAGAGCCCGTCCAGTCGGGCGCGCGGTAGGCGTGGCGCTTCGTCGGGTGATCCACGCTGTAAACCCGGCCCATATCGTGCCAGCCGGCCTCCCTGAGCCCGTGGAAGAGCGCAGGCACGACGATCTTGAGATGCCCGGGGGCCAGGGCTTGGAGCGTATCGCAAAGGCCCTGCCACGGGCCGCCCACCACGCCCCGCGCGAACGGGCCGAGGCGGTAGGTGGCCTGCTCGACAATCCACGCCTCGGAGCCCGACAAGCCCGCCTGCAGCATGATGGCCTTAGCTTCCGTCATCATCGGCGCCGCGCCAGGTTGGAACGCCGAAACATCCCGCGCCAGCAGCCAGCCGGCGATGGCCTCATACCCGCCGGCCGCGTACCAGGCCCATAGGGCGGCGGCGGCGTCCTTCGCCATCGGCTCGCCACCGGACCAGGTGACGAACCATCGGCGATCATCCGAGGGCAGGCTAATTGCCGCGCGCTCGTTCGTGAAGGCGACCACCAGCAGCCGGTTCAGGGCATCGTAGGGATGCAGGCCCTTCCTCTGAATCGGAATCGTCTCTGGCGGGGCGGCCAAAATCGGTTTGAGCGTGTTTTCGAGCGCCCGACGATCCCGCGCCTCGGTCTGGCGCAGTTCGTTCAGGACAAGGACTTCCGACTCGTAAGCGTAGCCCCACTGGCTGGTGATCTCCTCGTTCCGAACGAGCGAGACGTTGGACTTCCCCACGGCCCAGAAGAACGGCGCCCACAGGGTATCCTTACCCGCGCCAGGCGTGCCCCCGTGCAGGATGCCGTGGTTCACTTTGATGCGGGAGTTCTGGAGCTTGTAGGCCATGACATCCAGGACATGCGCCCGCTCGGCCGCATCGGGTATCAGCGCCTCGGCGTGCGCCAGCCAGCGCCCCACGTCAGCATCCGGCGCCGGGGCGGCCACGGGCCGCGCGTCGCGCCAGCGGTTGCCGTAGACATCCCCGGAGCGCGAGACGAGAACCGACTCCCCGGCCGCGTAGGTGACCCCCTGCAGCACCCGGCCGCCCTTGGCCTGCCGGTGTTCGTCGTAGCAGACTGACGCCTCGATCTTCGGGTTCTTGCCGTGGATTGACCGGCAGCTAATGTGCCGAAAGATCGCGTTGAAGTTGCCGCGCGACAGTTGCCGGCGCTCCTCAAGATCAAAGTAAGCGTCATCGGCCACCAGGTAGGCGAAGCGGTCCCACCAGCCGGCCTTCTCGACCCGTCCGACCTCGCGGCGCTCGACCTCGGCCAGAGCCTGCGCGGCCTCGGCGGCCATCTCAGGCGGCGGCGTCAGGCGGCCGATGGTCTGCAGCATGGCGGTCTGCAGCAGTTCGTCGCGCAGGCCAGGCGTGTGCTTCGGCCCGCCCTGCTCGGCCACCCACTCGAGGAACCACGACGAGTCCAGATCGACGCAGTGGCTGTGCAGGCAGCAAAACGACCGGCCGGAAGGCAGATAGCGGCCCTCGGGGTTGCCGTCGGTGTGCGAGGCGGCGTTCGGGCACACAACCCCCATCCAGCCCTGCGGATTCGGGCGCGACAGCACCAGCCCGCGGCTCGACAGCCAGGCGGCCACATCGTCGGCCCCATCGTCGGCCAGGCGCACGGGCTTCGGCCCGCTGCTGGACACGGGCTTGGGCGTAACGTTCATCGCAGCGCATATTTCCGCGAGCGAGTATTCCCGCTTGCGGTCGAATTCCACCAGGCGCGCGGCGAACGCGCCCGCGTTGGGCTTGAGGTTGACCGACCCGGGCAGCCGGAAGTTGCGCACGGGGTTGCACGCGCCGGGGTCGGTGTAGCCCGCCTCGGCAATCGCCTCGATGGCGGCGGCATACTCAGCCTTCGTCGGCTGCTCGCCAAAGGCGTAGCCCCACTGATAGTTGCCGGGGCTCGTCTCCATGATCCATGTCGGGGCCAGCGGCGGCTCTTTGGACTTCGTGCCGATGTCGTCCAGCATCATCGCCAGCACATACTCGCAGTTCGCCGCGCTGGCGCTCGGCTTGCCCTCGATGAAGCGGTCGATCACAAAGCTGGCCGTATTGCCAAACCACGCCTCGTCGGCCTTCACGCGCCGCGTGGGCAGGAACGCGGGCCAGGTCGCCTTCACGGCCCCATCGGGGTGCAGCAGCACCTCGCCGCCCTCCCCGCGCCGGGGGGTCTGCCGCACGATCAAGGCCGTCTCGCCCTCGGGGGCCAGCGCGGCCAGCCACTCGATGAACTCTGCTGTCGTTGTCATTTCCCGTATCTCTCCATCGTTTTGATGCCAATGTCCAGCGGCAGACCTGCCGCCCACTCAGGCGGCGTCGTCATCACGCGCCGCATCAGTTCAGTCGTGCCCTCAGGGTCGGTCGTCTCGCAGACCACTTCGTCATGCACATGCAGGACGGCCTCGGGCAGAGCCCGCAGCGCGCCGCGCAGCAGATCGTGCGCGGTGGCCTGCGTGACGTTCTCGCACGCCAGCCCCGGCCACAGGCGGGCTCGGGGCCACTCCTTGGCGTCGGCCGCAGGCTTCCAGGCGGCCTTGGCGTAGCTGATACCGTCAGAGTCCAGGCGCGCATAGGGGTAGCAGAGGATACGCCCGGACGGCAGCGCATACCAGAGGTGAACCCCGTCAAACAGGTAGGTTATCCGGCCCGCGGTGAACTCCTGCCCGCGCCTGCGCATCGCGGCCATGTAGGCCCGCTCAAGGTCCGACCAGAACGCCGGCGCCCACGGGTTCGCGCGGCGCCAAGCGTTGACCATGCGCCGGCTCTCGGCCTCGGGCAGCACGACCCCGTAGGCGCGGCCCATCGCGTTGAACGCGCCGACGCTCCCCGCGAAGCCGCAGGCCAATTCCTGCACCTTGCCAAGCTGGCGCTGCGCCGTCGCCTCGGGCTCCTCGTCCTCGTAGCCGGCCAGGATGTCGGCGTAGGGGCGGCCAAAGGTCGCAGCAGCGTTGACGATGTAGGCGTCCAGGCGCTGCCGGAAGGCGTCCAGTTTGGCCTCGCCCGCGGGCGACTTCGCCAGCCACGGGTTGACCCGGCCCTCGATGGCCGACCAGTCAGCCACGACGAACGAGTGACCAGGCGCCGGGATCAGCGACGGCCGCAGCATGCCGCGCAGCACGTCGGTTACCCGCTTGCCGAACTGCGGCACGATCTGGTGGCCGCGCACCATCGCGTGGCGCACGGCCTGCGGGTCTTTGGCGGTCTTGCGGGTGAAGTTGTGGACTTGCGCCCCGTAGCTGGACGCCCGCCCGGTGGCCGCGCCGCCCGCGAAGACGAACGCGCCGCGCACCCGGTGGTCTTCCACGTCGGCCAGTTCCTCCAGCCGCTTGAACTTCGCCACGCTGCTGGCCCACAGGTCATCGGCGCACTGGATCACGTCAGCGACGTGCGCCGGCACCTCGTCGGGGTTTTCCTCGGCTAGAATCAGCAGCGCGGCACGGACGGATTTGTCGATGGACTGCTTTTCTTCGCCGTCTTTGTGAACCGTCATCAGGCGCCGCGCCTCGGGGCCGACGCGCTCCCAGACCCACTCGCGCATGCGCGGGCTGCGCACGCTGGTGATAGCGCCCTCGGTGATCTCGCGCACCTCGGCTTGGATGGCGTCCAGTTCCTCGACGGCATATTGCTGCGCAGCCTTGCATAGCGCCACGTCCACCAGCACGCCGCGGTCGTTCACACGCTCGTTGGCGTGGTAGTCGGCCAGCTCGTCGGCTGACAGGTCGCGCATGGCCTGACTGAACGCCCGCATGGCCCGCACGTCCTGCTCGCAGTAGGCCGCCATCTCGGCCATCAGCGCCGCGTCCTCGCGGAAGGTGCCATCGGCCTGCGGGATGGACAGCAGCCGGATCAGTTGCGCGCCGCGGTGATCCTTGCGCATCCCCGCGCCAGCGAACCGGCCCACGTCCTCTAGGCTGCCAGGCGCGCAGTTCGCGCGAGCCTGCGCCGCGGTGCAATAGAACTGCTCCAGATCGAAGTTGATCTGCAGCACATACCAGAAGATCAACCGCTCAAACGCGGCGTTGTGGGCGCGAATCTGGCCGGTGTGCTGCCGCACGCGCTCGGGAAACGGTTGGGCGGGCGTCCACGTCACGACCTCTTCGTCGTCAAAGGCGTAAGACATGCACAGCACCTCGGTGCTCATGTCCTGCGCGTAGTTGTACGCCCCCGCGACCGTGAGGTCTACGCGGGAGCGCGTCTCGAAGTCGAGCCAAAGTATCGTCACAGTCAAAAATGGGGGCCGAAGCCCCCATCCCATGCAAGTTGACGATCAGGCCGCGCGACGGCGGCGGCCCGTGGGCTCGGGCTGCGCGGCCTCCGCGGGCTCAGGCGCCTCGGGGCCTTCCATGCCGACCCACTCCACCACGTCAAACACAGGGGTGTAGATGCGGCCATAGGACTTGTGCTGGTAGTGATCCTTGCCGAGCGTCACCACGGGCACGGGCTTGCTCTGGTCCTTATCGACCTGCGTGGCGATCTCCACCGCCAGCGCCTGCACCGCACGCCGCCCGCCCACGCTGGTGACGGTGTAGCGGGCGTCCATGCCAGCGTCCTCGCCGCTGACGCACTTGAGGCTGAAGCCGACCTGCGGCTCCCAGCCCTTCTTCGCGCCGGGGGGCGCGGCCTCCATGTCGGGCAGCGGCTGGGTGACGGGCACCATCTTCTCGCCCAGCACCTCGCCCTCACCCCACGCGATGAACCCGTGGACGAACGAGAACGGATTGACGGCCCACTTGCTGCCGTCCTCCACCTCGTCTTGATCCGCGCCGAACACCCAATGGCCCGTGCGGTCCATCTTGAGGATGACGGTGCCGCCGCCCGCGATGTCGGGGGCGACGGAGCGCAGCGCGGTGGCGAGAGACGTGACGGCCGGAAGGCCAGCGGACTTGAATGCGACCAGATTGGACACGATTGAACCTTTCAGGACAGTTTGGAAAGGGCTGCAACGAGTTGCTGCCCGATGAGCACCACGGCCGGCCGCTTGTCGGACTCCTGCGCGATGGTGTTGCCGCTCGACACTGCGACGACGAGACCGTCGGGCAATGCCAGCTTGCTCTTTTTCAACGCCGTCTCGGCCTGAGCCGGCGAGAGGATCTCCTGCGTGTAGGGCTCGACACCCTGCTGCTTGAGCCACGCCGCCGCGTCGTCGGGCTTGACCCACTTCCGGCGCGCTTGCTTGGCTACCAGTTTATACCCCGGCACGGGCAGACTTTTCTCAAGCCGCTGCTGCGCGAGCGCCCGCGCCTCTGCGATGAAGTCTTCCAGCTTCTCGGCCAGCGCCAGCGCCTGGCCCAGTTCCTCGGGGTTGAGCGTGTCCAGCGCCCGGTGCGTGGCGCGGGCCACAGCCCCGTTGTACTGCGGGCATATCGGCTTGGCCTGGCACCAGCGGCAATGGTCGCCCATCGCCAGCGGCGCGTCGGGGCGGCTGGCCGTCTTGACCGCGGCGATCAACTGCCGTTCAAACTCTTCCACGCGCGACACCGTGGTGACCCAGCGCCGGACGTGCGGCGGCTGCACGATGACGATCTCGACCTCGGCCGCACCGTCAAAGGCCCACGCAAGCGTGCGCTTGGCCGCAGCAGCGTAGAACAGGCCCTGCGCGGACTCCTCGGCCTCGACCATCACGCCGTCACCGAACTTCCAGTCCAGCACGACGACGCGCCCGCCCAGCCGGCCGATCAGGTCGGCGTGACCGAACACGCCGTCGAGTTCCGGCACGCCAGCAAAGCCGACCTGCGCCTCCTGCACGAAGGTCATCTTCTGGTCGGGGTCGATCTCGTCCAGCGCGCCAAGGCAGAACTGCAGCTTGTCGGCCTGGTCGTCGTCGAGATTGTGCTTGGCGATGATGTCGCCCATGTCGCCGTTCTCGGCCAGCAGGTCTTCCATGCAGCCGTGCAGCATGGTGCCCTGGGCCATGTACTTGTTCTCGACCTGCGGCGGCATGCGCTGCACCAGTTCCACGCTGCCGGGACAGGCGATCACGCGGTCGGCGGTCGAGCCGCCGACGATCTTGGAATGTTCAGCCATTGAGGTTCTCCAGCTTGTCGGCGTAGAGGTCGATCTCGATGATGTCGCCGCTCTCCAACACCAGCTTGATCTGCTGGTGGTTGTAGCGGCACTCGGGCGGCCCCTTGGTCGCGGGCTCCGTGATGACCACGCTCTTGACGTGATGGATGCTGATGGTCTGCATTTCAGAAGACTCCAGTTCAGTTGATGGAGCCCCGATCATAGCCCTACGCTGGGGCTTGTCAAGAAGTTTTTTCGTGTTACGATGGGGCCATGCTGGAAAAAGACATAGAAGCCTATCTCGTTCGCCGCGTCAAGGACGCTGGCGGGCGGGCGTACAAGTTCGTGAGCCCCGCCCACCGGGGCGTGAGCGACCGCATCGTCGTGCTGCCAGGCGGGCGCATCTGGTTCGTTGAGGTCAAGCAGATGGGCGGGCGGCTGTCGCCGCTGCAGCGCGTCTTCCTCGACGAGATCAAGGGGCTGGGGTGCGACTACGAAATCGTGTGGTCTAAGGAGGACGTTGATGCTTTCATTGCGCGAGTACCAGAACCAAGCCGCTGACTTCCTCTACGAGCACGACCGCGCGCTGGTGCTGGCGCCGGTCGGCGCGGGCAAGACCGCAATCACGCTCACGGCCATGCGCGACATGGTGCAAAACGAGAGCACGCGCTGGCTGGTGCTCGCGCCGCTGCGCGTGGCCGAGCATGTGTGGCCAGTCGAGGCCGCGAAGTGGACGCCCGACCTCAAGGTGCGCGTGGCCGTGGGCTCGCCCACGCAGCGCATCGCGGCGTTGTACGCCCGCGACGCCGACGCGGTGGTGCTGAACTACGACAACCTGCAGTGGGCCGCCGACCTCGACCTGAGCGAGTTCAACGGCGTCGTGTTTGACGAACTCACGCGGCTGAAGAACCCCAGCGGCAAGCGGTTCAAGGCGCTGGAGAAGGTCATCAAGGACATGGAGGTGCGCTGGGGCCTGACCGGCTCGTTCACCAGCAACGGCCTGGAGGATGTCTTCGGCCAGTGCAAGATAGTTGACCAGACCATGCTCGGCCGCAGCAAGGGCGCGTTCCAGCAGCAGTATTTCTTCCAGCGTGTGCGGGGCACGCACACCGAGTGGGAGGCCATGCCGGGGTCGCTGGAGCGCGTGATGAAGCGCGTCAAGCCGTGGACGTTCCTGTTGGAGCCTGGCGAGTACAAGGACAAGCTCCCGCCGCTGCACACGGTCGAGGTGCCGCTCACGATGGAGATGCGCGAGTACGAGGAGATGCGCAAGAACTTCGTGCTGCAGTTTCCCGACGAGACGGCGGTGGCCGAGAGCGCGGCGGTCGTGACGCAGAAGCTCCAGCAGCTTGCCGCTGGGTTCCTCTACACCGGCGACCAAGCGCGTTTGCTGTCATCGCACAAGTACGACGCGCTGGAAGACTTGCTGGCCGAGAACCAGCGCGCGCCGACCATCGTCTGGTATCAGTACGTTGCGCAGCGCGACGAGTTGCTGCGCCGCTTGCCGCAGGCCGTTGAGGTCAAGACGGCCGGGGCCATCGATGCATGGAACGCCGGCAAGGTCGAGGTGCTGCTGGCGCACCCGGCCAGCGCCGGCCACGGCCTGAACCTGCAGCACGGCGGGCACCACATGGTGTGGCTGTCGCTGCCGTGGTCGCTGGAGTTGTACGAGCAGGCCATCGGCCGGCTGCACCGCAGCGGCCAGGCGCGAGAGGTGTGGAACTATGTGCTGCTGACCGACAACACCATTGACAAAAAGATTTTGACATCTCTGCAAGACAAGCGTAGTCTTGCATCACTTGCGCTGGAGGCGCTGAAATGAACACGCTACAGGACAAGTTGAAGGTGGCCCGAGCCGAGTTGCGGCTGTGCAAGCGGGCGTATGGGTCGGCGCACAAGGCGCTGGCGCGTGCGGTGAGGGCTGTGGACACATTGCAAGAAAGGATTGACCGTGACAAGGCAAACAAACTGGCGCGCGCTCAACGCCGTGCTGCATCGGCTGAGTGAGGATGAGGTCAAGGCGATGCTCGACGCCGAACTATTCGGCCCGCGCCGCGTGACGTTCGTGGAGCGGCTGCACCAGCGGTATTGCGCCCTGCGCGCTGCGCGCGAGCGGATGGAACTGCTGAAGGAGGTGACGAAGTGATCGAAACCTTGAAGCGTTGGCTCTCGCCACCCGCCGCCCTGGTCCTCGCCGCCCGCGAGCTGGAGGACGCCAAGCGCGGGCTGCTGTCGGCGCAGTCGAGTAGGGAATATGCCGATGGCTTATGCCGGTACTACGAGAGCAAGATCAAGCGGTTGACGGGTTATTTGAAGGAGGCGGGGGAATGAATGATCTGAGAGCCGCCGCCCAGCAGGCGCTGGCGCATGTTCAAGAGTTCAAGCGCCAATGGATGGCCGTGCCGCCGTTCGGCAACAAGGTGAACAAAGCGACGAGAGAGGCCGTGACTCTCGCGCATGTGCCGGTGCTTCATCTTGAGGAAGCCCTCCGCGCCGCGCTGGCGCAGCAGGAGCCGGAGCAGGAGCCGTTTGGCTATATCTGGCCGACTGGGCGACATCCCGAGTTCCGCTACATCAAGCAGATGCGAGACGGCGTTGCTGGCATGCCCCTCTACGCCCACCCACCCCGCCGCGAGTGGGTGTCGCTGACGGAGGAGGAACTAGCCGAGCTTGCCCGCCAAGAGCAACTGCTACTGATCTGTGACGACTCCGACGCTCTGAGGGAAATCGCCCGCGCCATCGAGCAGGCGCTGAAGGAGCGAAACACATGACCCCGACAAACAATCTGCGCTTCGTGGAGCGCCTGGAGATCATTGACGAGCAGCACCCGACGCACACTGTGACCTGGGAAGTCTGGAGCGAAGGCTATAGAGCCACAGGAGAGAGCGCAGGCGCAAAACTCGAGGGCAAGGTTGAGGCTGAGACATGGCCCGAGGCGTGCCGTAAAGCGTGCGTTGACAGCGGGCGCTGGAAAGAACAACCGGGCGGCTTCGACGCCAAGCGGCTGACGGTGTGGGGATGCCGGCTGTTCGACAACGAAGCGGACGCGCGGCGCTCTTTTGGCTGAAAGAGGCCGAACGTTGGAGCTAAGCGGGCCGCCGAAGGCGGTCCGCTTGAGCGACCAGTTAGGCCACCGTTTCCGAAGCGATAGGAGCAAAGCATGCAAGCACTGAACGACCTGATAAATGCCGCAATGCAACTGGCGGGCACTGAAGGCCAGGTGAGCCACGGCGCGAGACTGTGGCAGAGCGAGGGTGGCCGACGCTGCCCGCTGGATTGGGACAACTGCTCACAGGCGGTGTACGTGGACCTGAAGACCGGCGAGTACGACTATGGCGAGCCGGGCGGGCCTGGGCACGCTGACTGCGTGCGCTATTGCCCGCACGGCATGGAGCCGCCGCCGCCCGAGGAAGAGGAAGGCGCCACGAATGAAGCTGTGGCCTAACGTGAAATAGGCCGCACTGGCGGCACACAACACCAAGGAGAACACATGAATAAACAACCCGAAGCCCTGCGGCTGGCTGATGCGCTGGCATCGCCGCTTGAAGACGCCAACGATTTCGCTGATATTGCCGCCGCCGAACTGCGCCGTTTGCATGGCCTGAACGGGGAACTGTTGAACGCACTGCACTGCATCAGCCTAGCCGCGCAGGATTCTGGAAGCACACGGGAAGGCATGGGGTTGTACGCCCGCGCCGCCATCGCCAAAGCAGAAGGAGAAGCGAAATGACCGAGCAACACAAGTGCTGCCGCATGGTCGGAAGTGTCTTTGCGCAATACGCCTGCGACCGCAACGCCAAGTACGAACACCTTGGGAAGTGGTACTGCAAGACGCATCACCCGCCCACCGTGTGGGCGAAGCGGGAGGCTCGGAGCGCCGAGTGGAACAGGGAGTTTGCGGCGCGACAGCTTGCGAGCAAGGAAGCCCAAGCCGCCAAGGATGAAGCCGCTCGCCGCGCTGCGCTGTATCCGGAACTGCTGGAGGCGTTGAAGAACTTGGAAAAAGAGTTCCGCAAGGTCTACCCGATTTACTACTACGCAGAGCCTTGGGGCCACGAAACCAATGTGCCGCTGCAAGCGGCCCGCGCCGCCATCGCACGGGCGGAAGGAGAACCGAAATGAGGCACACACCGGGGCCGTGGGAAATCTCTGATCGGCCACGAAAAAGTTCTAGTGGGAAGTTCATGTACCGCGTTGACGGGCCTGAAATCCTTTTCGATTACGAAGACTGGGGGTATACGAAGGAGTCAGCCAGCCTGATCGCCGCTGCGCCGGAACTGCTGGAGGCGTTGAAGGCAATTCTCAGCGATGGTCTGCACTGCGATGTTGTACCGCATCTGCATGAGAAGGCCCGCGCCGCCATCGCCAAAGCGGAAGGAGAGAAGACATGAGCAAGCACACACCGATCACGCTTACCACCGCGACAGGACACGGCGTGGAGGTTGGCGACTGGATCACGGTCTCCGCCCGCGACACGCGCTGGTGGCGTCGTGCGCTGCACTGGCTGCTGCGCAGGCCCGGACACCCTGTGCGCCGCGAGCGGTATCGCGTGTCGAAGGCCACTCCGACCACGATGACGACGGAGGTTCGCAAATGAACAAGCACACACCAAAGTTCACCCCGGAAATGGATGCGGTGTATGTGTATGCCGTGGCCCGCTCCATGCTCAAAGAGAGGAGCAAGCCATGAGCGACCGAGAGTTACTAGAACTCGCTGCGAAAGCGGCGGGGCGTGGAAGCCAATGGTGGATGGAAAGTACATGGAATGGGCCAGACAAGGAATGGAACCCCCTCACCGACGACGGGGATGCGCTGCGGCTGGCGGTGAAGTTGGACTTGATAGTGACCATTGGCGCGGCACGTGATTGCGACGGTCGTCTTTCGCTTGACAACTCAGACGACCCCTACGCCGCCACCCGCCGCGCAATCGTCAGGGCTGCGGCTGAGATTGGAAGGAGCAAGACATGAAGTACGTGGTTCACATGCTAGTGATGGAGCTGTTCGGCTACCCAGCACTCGTGGTGGGGTACGTGTGGAACGAGATCGTCTCGGGGTTCTCGGTGGGTATGAGGCTGTGCGACGAGCACGAAGCCGCCGCCATCGACAAGTTTGTGGACGGGAAGGGTAGAACATGACCGACACCCCCACAACCGCAGCCCAGCCCCCGAGGCACTGCATCGCCTGCGGAGCGTTTGCCGGGTCGCACCTTTCGTGGTGCCCAACACTGACCATCACCCCTGCGCCAACCCCAATCGGCATCACTCCAACCGGCTGGCTCTGCCCCGCCTGTGGACGCGGCAACGCGCCGACCAACATGACTTGCCCGTGCAAGCCTTGGCCTGAAATGAGGGTCACATGCTGAGTAGAGACGACATCATCCGCATGGCGCTGGTGGCTGGTTGGAACTGGCCCGAAGTACACACGACTTCAATCGAGGATCGTTTGGAACGCTTCTTCAAGCTGGCCTACGAGGCCGGTGCCGCAGCCGAGCGCAACCGCATGATCGCTGACGGCTGGCGTCAATGCGCCCAGGGCCAGCGGACCTCGCAGTTCTGCGCCATGGCCGAGCAGGCTCGGCAGGAGGAGCGCGAGGCGTGTGCGCGGGTGTGTGAGGACGACCCGTCGAGGGCCTGGGATTGGCTTGGAGAAATACGGCCTGGAGGTCACTATGCCGCCGCCATCCGCGCCCAAGCCGCCGACCGCCTCGCCCGCCACGGCATCCAGCTTCCAGACGAGGATGAAGAGTATGGCAACCCTTCGTTCTGAGTTCCTGCGAGTCCACCCGGCAACGGCCCTGTGGTGGCAGCAGCGCGAGCAGTGCCAACGCTGCGGGAATGCCCTATTGACCCGGCCCTACGAAGGCGAGACGATCCTGCGCTGCACGATGCTGCGCCAAGGCGGCGCGCACGGGTCAGGGTACTGTATCGACGCCAGGCTGCCGGATGGGCCGTGCGGGCCAGAGGCGAAATTGTTCAAGGAGGCTGTATGAGTTACACACCTGGGCCGTGGAAGGCCGTCTATGTCGGTAGCAGCGATTGGGATTTGGACGGGCCTGTCACAGAGCAGGATTGGAAACTCGCCGCCGCTGCGCCAGAACTGCTGGGGGCGCTGAAGGCCATAACCGCTGCGCCGGACTTGCGCACATATGGACTGGCTATGCAAAACGCCTGCATCGCAATCGCATTGGCGGAAGGAGAGAAGACATGATTCCCAAAGGCTGCGACCAGCAAGGTCGCCACCCCGAAGCGGCCGAAGCGGCCACCGAAGTCGGCATCCCCGACGAGCCCGAGCACGACATGCTCAAGGTCGTCGCCACCGATGTCCTGCGGGCCGTGACCGCGATCTGCGCTCTGTGCATCGTGGTGCTGCTGGTGATGGGGAACTTGTGATGGCCGACTTCGACAGTTGGAGCAAAGAGTCGCTCGTCATGTTCGCCCGCGACTCGCAGGAGCGCCTGCGCGAGCAGGACGCCGAGATCAAGCGCCTGCAGATGCTGCTCGACTTCAGCCAGCAGGATGTCACCTGCGCGCTGGTGGCGTATCGGGAACTGCTGCGGGGGTTGCCGCAGGAGAGGCACTAGCCTACTTCGTCACGCCCTTCGTCTTCTCAAACGTGCGCAGGCCCCCGATCCCCAGCAGGCCGGTAACCACGACCCACAGCAGATCGAGGTTCAAAGCAGGCGGCGCAGGCCAGCCCTTGATCGCAGCGCCCCAGGCCAGCAGCGGCTGGCCGATGGTGGCGTAGAGGAACCCCAGCGCTCCACACCACCCGAACGCCGGCCGCCAGCCGGCGACGAACACGCTTGCGTGCGTGGCCTCGCGGGCGTTGATCTCGAGCTGCGCAATCACCTGCTTGAGTTCACCCTCGGCCGCCATGCGCAGGAACTCGGCCTCAGCCTCGCGCTTCTTCTCGGGGTCTGGCACGAAGCGGTCAAGCAGCGTCTTGCCCATCTCAAAGAGAGGGCCGAGGATCAGTGGGTTCATGGTAGCTCGAAATGCGGGCCGTCGATGAACGGACGACGCCCCGCCTTGCGCCGCTCGTCAATGTAGGAGTTCATGGCAGACGCCATCGTGCCGTGCCACTTGCGGATATCCTGCACCGTCCAGGCCGCGCCCCACTTGATGGGCGTGTCGAGTTCGATGGCTGCGGCCTTCATAGCATCCGCGATGTCGTCGTAGAGGTTCAGTTCCCACGACGCCCGGTCACCGATGTAGGCCATCAGATCGACAGCGTGGCCGGTCAGATGGCGCGAGTTCATCGTTTGCGATGCGCCTGAGTTCACCAGCTCCTGCTGGCGCATCTGCGTGCGAACACCCTCGATGACGCCGAAGTCCACCTTCGTGATCTGGATGGCCCGCTTGACGACAGCGACCAGCGCCGGCTGCACGCCTGTCAGGTTGTTCAGGCTGCGCTGGCTCAGGGCGAACGTCATCATTTGCCACCCATGTGCGAGGCCAGCCACGACACCACGCCGCCGAAGATCGACGCGATGGTCATGCCCATCCAGAAGCCGCCCTTGCCTTGGTTGGCGAGCTCCAGCAGCGCCTTCATGTCCTTCTGCAGATCCTCGACCTGAGACTCAAGCGCTCGCACCTGCCCGATCAGCAGGCCGAACTTCACGGGGTCAATGTCGTTCACTTCATGGCCTCCAGGGCGAGCCACGCCAGCCAGCCAGGCGCAGCGGTTGCAACGGCGTCCAGCAGTTCGGGCTGGCCCTCTTTACGGATCGCTTGGTTGGCCTCGTACAGCAGGCCGAAGACGGTCGTGTTGTAGGCCAGGAACGGCCCGACGCCCCATAGCAGCAGCACCCAGTAGCTCGTTGCGGCGGCGAACAGCCACACGACGCCCAGGCCCAGGTGCAGCAGCTTGTCGCGCGGCATCACAGGTTCCCCTCGCTGACCCAGGTGCCAGAGGTGCCGGCGACGGTGCAGAACCAACCCTTTGCGGAGCCGACTGTTTGATTCTGCCGGATCACATGGTCACCGACTGCCCAAGTTCCCGTGGTCGGCGCGGCGTTGGCCTGCGTGTGAATGGTGCCCGGCAGACCCTGGCCGACCAGCAGCACGCCTTGGTATGCAGACCCGTTCACATGCGTGGTCACGGTGTCGAAGCGGTTGTCGCTCACGACCCACGGCCCTGCGCCCGCCGAGTTCACGCCGAACACGCAGTTCGTGATCGTGTTGCCCGAGCACTGACGATCCACGACGCGGGCCAGCGTGTCGGCGCAGTTGACGCCGCGATGGAACTTGGTGATCACGTTGTCCGTGATGTGTACCTTGCCCTTGAACCAGATGCCCGAGTTGAATTCGTTGTTCGTGGTGTTGTCGAAGCCGTTGATCTTGTTCCCGACGATGGCGCAAGGCGTCCCGCCGTTCGTGTTGTCGATCACGAAGCCACCCGTCACCGCGCCATCGCTGTCGATGTGGTTGCCGACGAAGTGGCAGTTCCCGCCATCAGAGGTGGTCGTCTCGTAGTAGATGTTGTATACGGTGCTGTTGATGACTCGGTTGCCCGTGATGAGGTAGCCGTGCGGCTTGTTCGTGAACAGGATGCCGCTGCCCAGCGTGCGGCGCACGACGTTGTTTGCCACCACCTGGCGCGGCTGGTCGGCGTAGGTGTAGGTGAAGTTCGGTGCGATCTTGATGCCGGTCGTCTCGCAGTCGTTGACAACGTTCCCGGTCACCGTATCCCCGCCGCCCCCGATGAGCAGGATGCCCGACCGCAGCGATGCGTCTGACGGGTACGTCGTGCCGAAGCCGCAGCGCGTGACGTTGTTGCCCGTCACGTTGACATCGCCAGCAGGCAGCGAGGCGGCCTGGATGTAGATGCCGCTGTAGGCCACATCACGCACGACGTTGCCCGTCACGCTCACGCGCGAGGTGTTGCCGCCGTTGTAGCCCACCACGATGCCGTAGCGCCGGAAGTTCGCAGCATCGGCCAGCGGGGTGGAGCCATCGGTGCCGAGCGGA